CACGCTGCGCCACGGTCATCGCCCCGTTCACTAACATGTTGGTGCCAGTGATAGCCCCATCGTCAACCTGATTGCCAAGATCGGCTAGTTGCCTTGCCTTACTGCTCATAAACTAATACCTCACGGCTTTTCAGGCCAAGTCACATCATCTAGTGATGTCGCACTTGCAGTTATATCTCGTAGTGCTTGGCGATACGCTGTCTGCTCTACTGTCATTGTACGATCTGAGCCAGCCCACCAGTCTGTAGTTGCAATCAGGCGGTCACGCTCTGCACGAAGCTCTTTCATAGGTTGTGCTGCAATGAGTTCGTCACGCTTGGCTGCTACTGCTGCCCAAGTTGTACCCCAATCTGCGGGGTTTGTGCTTTCGATAGCTGAGCCATTCGCGTCTGCGCCAGTGACCTTAGCAAACATAGTGCCAAACTCAGCTTCTGTTGTTGGCTCACCACGCAGTACCCACTCCGTAACACCCAACTCTGATAGTGCTGTTGCGATTGTTGTCATTTTATAAGGCCTCCTTTAGCCAGCTACTTCTGTTACTATTATTGAAGACATGAACCTATTTGCGAAGTTTACTCTTTGGTCTCCCCCATTGGCATAGTCTCTAGCATAAAGTTCTATTGCTTTTGAGGATGTAGATGTATTGTTATAACTATCGCTCTTTGTTTGACGTGCGTATATGTCTGCATGTGCACCAGTAGAAAAGTAAAATTCATGTCCATAACCACTGTCATTGCTTATAGATGTACCATCAATATAATGCTTAAATATCATGCCCTGAGCTGTACCGTTAGTGCGACAAGAGACATCCGATACAACTATAAGCGTTGATGATGAAGACTTTGGTGTAAACGTAAAAGAAGAACCAGAAACACTGACGTATGATACGGAGCCAATTGCTGTCTGGTTTGTAAAAGAATGCCTTTGAACCTGCAACACAGACCCACTCACATTCAGCCCCAAGTCACCCGCAGTAGGTACACCACCCGCAGCATTCTGGATTTGATCGACTTTTATGATGCTGGTCATTGTGCGATCTCCATTAATAGAATACTAGAATTACCTCTAATGCTGTACTCTGCGTCTGCGTTCTGACCTTGCTTGTTGTATTCTACAGACTGATTTTCACTACCATAAACCTGAAGAGAGTACGTTACGGGTGATGTAACTGCTGGCGCATCCATAACTGTCCAAGAGGGGTAAACGGCCCCATAATACGTACCGCCTTCTATATACAAAACAGTGTTTGCAGATGTCTTATTACCAGAAGCAGCCCCAATTTGAACGGCCCCAGTTACACTAGAAAGTGTCCTTGTCCCAAACTCTAGACCACCCGTATGAGTATTGCCGAAATTACTATTGCAGGTGATTATAATTTTACTTGAAGCGGATGTCGGTGTGATAGAGGCAGTCATAATGGTTTGCCATGATCCTCCAGAAACAGTACCAGAAGCTGTTTCGACTTCCTGAACTACCTGAACCACATGCCCTGCCGCCATGACACGACTACCCAAGTTAGGCTGGAGATTATCAACGTAGAGTGTACTCATTGTTTGATCTCCTTGATCGTCATAGTATAGAGTGCGGTTCCCCCATTACTGTTTATACTCCACCCCCCGTGACTGCCGCCATAAATACGCCCTTGTACTTTATAATTAACTTGCGACGTTGTGTTAGGCTGATCGACGATGGTGAAATCTAATGGCGGGTATATGTCGGTAGCTAGCTGTGATCTGTTGAAGTAGCTCTGCCAACTAGACTTATGAACTTGCACAGTATTATCTCTCAAGAGCCTATGGTCATGGCCGCACTGATCCGAGGTTTGCACCATCTTCGTCTTAGCCCAAACACTAATGATAATTAAACTATCCGAATACTCAGGGGTAATATTCATATTGAACCCCGCCATATCGGTATACCCAGAGGAGCTAAAAGATGAATTGGTGGTAATTCTGTTATGAAGTTCTTGTACGACTTGCCCCGCAGCGGGAACAAACCCAGCACTAGCATCAAGTATATGTCCATCAGCCACTATGACTTTACCAGCATTAGCCCCAGATGTCGGGCCTTTGAGTGTTTGTACGATTAATTCACCTGCCATTTATACCACCGTTAAATTGCCGTTGACGGTGAGTGTCACACCAGTGGCTAGGGTTAGCGGCCCAGCGCATGAGGCGTTCTCTGTCGCGTCTATTGTTACGTTTGCATTCAAGGTTTGCTCGTTCACACGAAAGATGTCACCAGCCGCAGCCGCAGGGCCAAGCGTACCGCGCTCACCCTTGTAGCGGCCCCCGCCAACCGCAGTGGCAAGGTCAACCGCTGTGAACATCAGCACATCGATGATGTCGCCCGTGGCAGCACCAGATGTCAGCACAACGTCAGATCCGTTGGTAGCCGCAAAGTCAGTGCCATCGACCAGCCTCACGCCGTTCATGTAGACATCCACAAAGCCAGCCGTATAGCCCGCCGTGGCAAAGCTGGTTTGCCCAGATACCGCCGTAAAGGTCTGCCGCGTTTGCGTCGAATGCGGGACTGGCTGTGAGCCTATGTATACTGACATTAGGGTGTCTCCTGTGCCTCAGCTTCAGACTGCACTTGTGCCGCTGTCTGCGCCCAGCCTCGTGTAAAGGCATCAGCTACAATAAGCTCACGGGTGGCTGGGATTTGTACGCCTTCATCTAACGCACGATTGGTGTACATTGAGATGATTTCGTCACTGGCTATTCTCGCACGGTTAGTAACTGCGTTTTCAGCCCAGTCTTGTGGAGATAATGCAACGTACTCTAAGCCTTTAAGCTGAGTGTCTGTCAGTGTGATTGTGATGTTTGGCATTGTTGCCTCCTATTATCCTACCATCATAAAGGTCGCTTTTGCGTAGTCCGTGTTTTGATAAAGTGCGTTGTTACTACTCGACATAAACACACTTAACTGATCGTTAACGGCACACTGAACTAGGGCTTCTGTTCCAATAGTATAGTAAGTGGAGCCTTGGTAGTTTGAGTGTGCGCCGCTTGCGACGACGGATGATCCGTTTTTGTAAACTTTAACATGACAGGATGTAGTTACATTGCCAGTCAAAGCCTCTGCATGAACACGATATACACCCGCTGCTGGACAGGTAAATATTCCCGTAGAACTGTTATAACAGTTGCCTCGATTTAATTTCACATCATTAAATACCATAGTCCCGCTAAATGTCGTCCAACCGCCCCCGTTGTCCTTTGCAACAAACGCCGCTGGCTGATACGGCATTGTGACACGGCCAGCGGAGTCGATGCGAACCTTCTCCGAGTTATTATAACGAAACTGAAAGCTGTCACCCTGACTTGCGTCTTGCTGTAGTGACCAGTAATTGCCACTGTCACCTAAAAACTTAAACGTTGGATCAGCCGTTGCGCCTGTACATTCAAGCGTCATGCCTCCAAAAGTCGGCGTCACGACATGTAAAACGTCACTAGGCAAAATCGTCCCCACGCCCACCCGATTATTCGCGCTGTCAACGTGCAGGGTGCTTGTGTCTACCGTTAGATCACCGCCAATGTCAGCATCGCCGCCAACATTCGCAGCCGTGGTGCTAAGGTTTACCGCCTTGGTTCCAATGTAACCCGCCATCTTATGTTTGCTCCAGTACGCTGACGATCACATCCGTTGAACTGGCTGTATCGCTGGTGACAACCACGGTGTCTGTAGTTTCCAAGATGACCTTGCCGTCTAGCACTGACAGCGCTGAGTTGGCTGGGATCGGAGCGCCCTTGACCAAGTAAACCCCAGCGCATTGGACATCCACGGCAATCTGGCTGGTTGTGCGGTTTGCTAGGTTGCAGCCGATCACGACTGCCGTAGTCGAGGATGGAACGGTGTATGTCGTAGTGGCGCCGGTTCCGACGCTTGCTGAAGTATAATTTTTAAATGTATTAGCCATGATTTACCCCAGAGCGATAGACAACGCCAAGGCTATTCCAGCCTCATCAAAGTCGGTTGTGTTGGATGTTGCAGCGGAGCCAAGGCCCAGCGTTGTGCGAGCCGCAGAGGCGTCAGCATCATCAATTAAAGAAGCCCCATATGTACTGATGGTGCTTGCCTCAACTTTGTCTGTGTTTAAATTTCCAAAGTTCGCATCGACTTCCGCGTGGGTTAGCGGTGAGCCTTTGCCAGCGCGGGTTACGATGGTTGCCATTAGTCGAGCCTTACCTTCAAGTTGCCAGATGAAATTCTAAACACATCGCCGCTTTCAATTAGCTTTGGCAAAGCAGTCGTGAAATCGCTAGGATCTGTAAGCTGCGCCCATGCCAGCCGATTGCCGCCGGTTACCGCATCGTAAATTGCTGCATAGGAAACCGTGCCGTAATCCGCTGTTGCGGTTGGGAATTCTATCGCAGTGGTTGTTGCCGCCTCAGTCGGGGTTGTGCCGCTAACTGTGAATGCCGCGGTTTGTCGTGCATATCCACCGCCAGAAACCTCTGTGCCGGCCGCGCTGTCACTGTCGGCGCTGGTATGAAGCCCAACGTAAAGGGTTGTTGGGGCGGTGTAAGCGTTACCGCCAAACACATGATCTAAAATCTTGTCCTCAAGGTAATCTGTAAAACTCATCAGTAACTCCTAATTTTAATGCGCCGCCCAGAACTACCGACTTTTGTGCGCTCACTTTCTGTATTTATATCATTTATAACCTTTTGATGCAAAGCCGCCCACACGCTGACCCTTGCATCATCGGCTAGATATGGTGCGCTATGCAACAATGCTCCATACAGATATGCATCAGGGAAATTTGTTAGCATCCAATTTGTTGCGGTGCTGTCTGACAATGCATCTAGCTTAGAATAGTAATAAAGCTCCGCGCTATACGCACTATCTGGCGTTGGGTACACCTCAAACTCACCAGCAGTAATCGCATAAAATTCTGGCTTGCCTAAAGTGTTATTGTTTGCGAAGCGCAGATTTTGCATTTCAGATACAGACACAAGCTCTAACAATTTGCCGTTGGCCTCTGAATGAAATCTAATTGGCTCTAAAAAATCGTTGGGAAACCCACTGTATTGGGTATCAATTTCAGCGGTTGATCTCTTTTCTTGCCGCCAGTGCCTTACCGTTCTGTTAAAATCAGCTTCAGCCAAAGCAACAAAGGTAGGGATAGTTGATGTTAGATCATCCCTGTTGAGAAAATCAGCTATGCTGGATTTTAACTCACTGTAATTTGTAATAGGCATTTTCTTCACTTTCTATTACTTTTACCAAATAACGCTTCTGCATTGTGCCAGTAGCCTCTTCCTTGATAACATCAATGCTTTTGTAAAATGGATCACTGCGCATTAAGCCCAGACCCATATCATCAACTTCCATTTCATATTCTGTCATTTTTTTATGCTCTCTAAGTATTCCACCAGTGACATCATTTCTTGCCCCAACGGTTGAACCTCTTGCGGGATCACTTCGTTAAATTGAGTATATACATTTGGCCTATATTTTCTATTGCTTAAACCTAAATATTTGGCCTCTTTTGCAAGGCTCATAGCCCTACCTTGCACCATTGCGTTTACTTCTGGCGGTGAAAATTTCTTATCAAATGTTGCCAGTCTGTCCATTACCTCTTCACGCGCTAAGGGCATAAACTTTTTAAAATCTTCCGATACATCATAAAACCCTTCTGCTTCCGCTGGCGCTCTATGAATTACGCCACCTAACCCTCTTTCTGGTGTATATTCTGATGTTCCAAAATAGGATTGTGGCGGGTAAGGATCATATATGACCTCTGGCACTTCACCATACTTAGATAAGCGCGTTCCGTAAGCCAAATCACGTTCCATGCCACGAATGTTAGGATTGCTTAAATGTTGCAATGGATCAATAACTGGACGCACTTCATCAGAGTAATGAAACAAATCAAGCAAGCCTCTTGCTAACTCTGAAACAGCTTTTAAACCTTTAGCCATTATTTGCCCCACTTCTTGATGATTTCGTCTAGCTCATCACGCTCAATACCTTTTGGCATACCCTGTGGATCTACAGCCCAATCTGGTAGCAAACCGGCCTTCTGATCGGCAAACACTGTATCAGCGCCCAAAGCGGTAGCATTCTGATCTGCGAATGGCCCGCTGTTTAACCAGCTATTTTGGCCGCGTGTCTCAGTTGTCATGGCCTTGCGAGCTTCTGGGCTAAACATCCTGCTATGCTCTAACCATGCGCGTTCTTCGCCTTTTGCTCTAAACTGCGGGTTTCCTGCGCCTAAATGCCCAAACATATCATGCACAACGCGGAAAGCGTCATTTGCAACAGCATCTTCCTTATCGCCAACTCGGCCAACAAAACCTAATAATGGGTTGTCTGAAGCGTCAAACTCACCCGATCCGTAGCCAAAGTCAGTAGGGAATACAGTTAATTCCCTGTTCTCCACAACATCTTGATAACCCAGCGCGGGGCTTTTCGCGTATGGATCTGTCTGGCCTTCGCGCAAAAACTTGAAATCTATACCGGTATCTTTTAGCGCCTCGTACTGCGCCATAGTTTCGTTTTTTAGCGCCTCATACGCTGCTTTGACTTCTGGGTTGTCTGGATCGTGCTTCATGCGCTCATACGCTGCTGCGATATATTTAGCCCGCTGCTGATCTAATTCTGGATATTCAATATATTCTGGAATATCTATGCCGGTTTCGTCCATATATTTGCGAGATGCGCTTTGCACTTCAGCAATCGGCCTAGACGAAAATCTGCCTTCATCTGGAATGCCTACCGCTGCTGGTCTGCCCTTTTCTGGCAAATTCATAACATCAGGGTTTCCCTCTAATGTATCGCCAAGAAGATATGGCCGTGATCTTTTGACCATAGACCCAAACTCACCGGCTTTGTCTATCAATCCCGCAAAGGGTGCAGCAACCATTTCCAATGGCGCTTCATTCTGCATTGCCAGTAAATCACGACCCAATCTCTCGCTTGAATTTTCGCCAAGATAAAATGGGAAGCCTTCCGCAGTTGATTGCACTGTTCCCGTAGTTAAACCGCTTACCGCCCTATATGCTGGTTCTAATGCACTAGCCACACGCAGCAACCCGTACAAAGGATTAAATGACCCCTGCCCGATCTCTCCGATTTCATCCAATTCAGATAAAGCTTTCTGCGTTGTCTGCCTACCGATACTTTCACGCGGGTCACGGTATTCTGGCTGTAAAGCGCCTCTGTTTTGCATAAGAAAATCTATAAAACTTGCCATCTTATCTTTCCGACAAATATCTAAACAAACCGCGAGCAAACCCCATCTTAGTTGCGGGGCTTACGCCAGAATGTAAAAGTGTCTTTAGCGTATCCATTCCGACATTAAGGTTGTTTTTATCTGGATCTCTAAAATCGTCTAATTGATTTCTGAAATAATCCTCACCCGCCTCTGGTGTAAGGTCATACATACTACCAGCAAATAAACCTTTTTTTGGCCCCATATTTGTCATTTTTGACATCATATAAGTTTCTTGCGGGCCAGCAGGAATTGATTGCAACCTTTCTACAGCGCGTTTTAATGTTTCCTCACCATACATATGACCTTCAACGCCATCCTCTCTAGGACGATAAGCGTTGAAAGTATCACCTGTTATTTGTGCGTAAAGATCCCTAAAGCTTTCAGCCATCTAACACTTCCACCTTTTACGCGCAGCCTTGCCCCGCTCACCCGTCCAGCCCTGTGATCTGGCGCAGAATGACTTTTTACGGGCCTTCTCTTTCTTCGTCTTTGGGCTAGGCGCAGGAGCCTTGAGATTGCTTCCTGTGGCCTTGTTATACTTTGCCCTGCCCTTAGCCGTTAAACCACCGCCACGCTTTACAGACAGCTTTTCTCCGCGCCCTACGGATAAGCTTGGGCCAGACTTTCGGCTTTTAGGTTTTGCTTTAGCCATTACTGCATTGAACTCATAATCTGATTAAGTGCTTGCTGCTCTCTAAATTGCTTTTCTTCTAAAGGAAGCATTGCGTATGCCTCAACACCCATTGATTGAGCCACCGCATCACGCGCCATTTGCAGCATCATGTCCTGACCATAAGTAGTTTGAGCAGTATTGTAAGTTGATGGCACATCAGGAGCTTGACCCATTTTTTGCCCTGTCAAATAAGATGGCAAAGATGGCATTGTCCTGTTTTGCGGCATCACCATATCATAAGTAGAACCAGCTTGCTTAGACATACCATGATAATCTGCGCCCATTGGATCTACCATTGATGGTTGCGCATTAACTGTAGATGCCCCTGTGGATGCTGGCACCGGCGGCTCATAAAACCGGCCACCCTCATCATAATAACCAACGCGCTCGCTTTGATTGCCGGTAAGCATATTGGCTATATTGCCTAGACCACTAAATCCACCCGCGCCTCTAAAGCCACCACCGCTTGCCTGTGGGCCACCCTGATCGAACATATCAGCCATATCACGATAGCCAATTCTTTCACGCGGCACATCACCAGAACCTTTTGGCGCAACCTTCATCACGTTTAGAATATTGGATATTGGCCCACCAGCAAAATACGTTCCAGATTGGTTTTTGCCGCCACCATCAAACGCATCAGTAAACGCAGAGACATACTTGCCTCTATCGTCATAATAACCAAAACCACCACCGCGACTGCGCGTGATTGCAGATTTACCAGTTTTTGTCGAAGGGTTTACATCTTTCCGACCGCCCTTGCCGCCAGAGCCAGACTTTGTTCTATCACTAGCTTTAGGGCTATCACCACCAACAGGCTTTAAACCCTCTGGGCGTTTCTTAGGTCTTTTCATTTCTTCTTACCGCCCTTGCGGCCCTTTTTCTTGTATCCACAACGCATTTTTTATCCTGACATAGTTTTTAAGAGACATTTGCCTGATTTCTTGCAAGCGCCCCTAGTCGGGCATTCTTTGCAAGGCGTAAAGTCTTTTGCAGTCTTAGCTGCATCTTTAAAATCTTTATCTGAGGGAGCGCCAGAAGAACCCTTCTTACGCATTCGCTCACCAGATCCAGCTTTAATGCGTTTTCTTTTATTATGGATATTTTTGTATAATGACATAGGAACCCCGCGCAGAGCATATATGCCGCACACTACCACATTAGGCTATGCCGCGCAAATTCCTTCTGATTGGTTCACCCCAATCTTGTCGGGTCTGCTTTCCAACGGCCAAATATCGGAATGCATCAGCGCCGTGAGATGTCCAATCGTGTAGCGGCCTACCCCGCCAAGTTTTTAGTCTTTCATCAAATTCTCTGCGATATTGACGCAATGCTTCTATACCTCTGGCGCAATCTTCTTCATCAAACCAGCACCGTGCAATCATAGACCGCGCCGCTTGTATTCCGTCATCTACAGCGAGCTTTGGCGCTATTGTTATGTCAGATATGCCCAGCGCGTCTAAAGTCTCTACACGGCTCTTTCCTGTGCCTAGCTCCTTCACTTGCACATCGTGCGGCAAAATATGCTCAGAGTAATGATAACCTTTTTCGCTAAGAACCTTTGCGTAGTGGTCTAAGCCGACCCCGCTGCTTTCATAATAATCTATGATGCGGATCTCTTGCCCGACATATTGAGCAAAGAATATAGCCGTGCTGTCACCTATGCCAAGATCCCATGCGGTTGTAACACCTACGGCTGGATCGTAAGGCACATTTGTCACCCTGCCGTCAGATGTAGCTGTCTTCATTTCTTGTGCGTAGTATGCGCCTTGGATTGCTGCTTCAAAGCTGCACTCAAACTCTTGCTCATAACGATCTTCGCCCATTGTGCGTTTAGCTTCTTCAAGCTCATCCGCGTCAAGAATATCTGTCTCAGACGCTTTGAACATCCTGCACCACCACTCAGGATGGCTCTTCGCATAATCGTACATCTCCCAAAATTCGTTCTTTCCTTTAGGCGTCCCAATTATTGTGGCGCGGCCCTTTCTATCTACGATAGCTGGCCTGATGACTGTGGGCCATGCTGATGCAGGAAAATCTGCCATTTCATCAAGCACTACCGCATCAAAATACAAACCACGCATAGCGTTGTAATTATCAGCGCCAAATAACCGAAATCTTGCACCATTGGGAAAGTCTATCCTTAGCTCGCTATGATTTACTTTGATGTGAGGAATGTCGCGGGTATATTCTAGCGCGTAATCCCAAGCGACTGCTTTTGATTGGCTAAGATACGGGGCTATATAAGCCACCCTGACGTTAGGTAGATCAATGGTTAGCGCATCTCTGATAAGATCATTGACCGCAGCTACAGTCTTACCAAATCGCCTGTGAGCAACCAATACTGCAAAACGCTCTGTTCTGTCGTGAAACTCTCGCGCTTGTAGTCTTGGCGTGTAGTCAATTTCTATGACTTCCATTTGATGACAAACTCATGCTCGCCTTGTGCGCCAGATCCCGTAACCTGTAATGGCAGAACCTTTCCCATAAGAGCCATGAAGGCAGTTGGGTTTGCTTCTGCTTGCAGTTGAAGATAGGCAACCATGCCACGTTTACCACCGGCTAATTCAGCAGCTTCTAATATAGCATCCTTTAAAAGCTTACTGTTTTTATTCTTAGCGCCTTTGGGTCTGCCCTTACCAGCAGCGGGCGGTTTACTTTTCACTATGTTAGTGTCGGCTTCAACTTCTGGTTGCATAAGTCCGTCCTTAGAGGGTGCGTCTATATGTTGTGTATAGTATGCTAAGAACCACTAAAAGAAAAGACCCCCCTCGTTGCAGTGCGAAACCTAGCCAGAGGGGGGAGTTGAGCAGATTGAGGGTAGGACGCTCAATTAAAAGTCTATCACGCCTCAAAGCGTTTTGCAAAACCTATTGCCTCGCGGTATGGCAGGAGATCCTGATCGGTTACAAGCCCTCTCTCTACCAGTGCTTCGCCCATCTTACCGTTGACCCAATTATCACCGACAGGCTCGCCGCGTTTAATTCTATCAGCATTGATCTTGTAAGTGTCGGGCTTCCAAGGCCCAGAGGCAACCTCACGGCCACTGGCTTTATCAAAGCAACTCTTAATAGCCGCTGCTATGTCAGAAGCTTTAGGCCATGAGCGTGAAGTGTGAGCCGCCTTAATCTTTAGCGCTGCGCGTTCAAACGTACCTGCAAGATGATCTGGCGTAGTCTCGTTTGGGAAAAGCTGGTTAAGAGCCTTTGCCGTTACATCAATCTCATCTTGCTGCGCTGTCTCGCTGCTACGCAAATGGCTAGGGATGGCATAGCTGCTTAACATTGCTGCGAGATGCCGCTTAATCATTTCTACTCTTTGACCATAATCCATTATACTGTCTCCCGTTTTGCTTGCTCAATATTTGTCATAGCTTTTTTGTAGCTATCAGATTTCTCACCATGCAGTGATTTGAAAAACCATTCAACCTCTATGCTCTGCCATCCCTTTTCTTCGCACATAGCCAAGGCATCAGATGGCTCACCACCACCGACGAAGATCCACCTTAATTTCTCAGACAATCTTTTAGCAGCCGTTGCTGTAAGCGGTTTCTTGATAGATTTGCGATATGAAATGAAACTGTCAGCAGCTTCTTCATTCATCAACCAAGTAGATAAAATATCTCTAATATTATTACTTTGTTTATTAACTGGTTTATTATCTGGTATAGGTTCGCCCTCTGGGGCCAATCCATTTGCCCTGTGGGGCAGATCGACTTGCCCTGTGGGGCAGTACCACTTAGTCCTATCGTAACCTGATTTATTAAACGAACCAGAGATAATAAGACCGGCATTCTCAAGCGCAGCCAGTGCTGTTCTGATCTGCTTTGCCGATAGGTATGGAAACAACTGCTCAAACGCTGAGATGCTGTTATACGTCCAGTAAGCGCCCTCATGCTTATGACGATTATTCGCTGCATTTTTCTCTGTCCAGAACAGAATGTTTTGATAAATGACAGCAGCGTTGACGCCTACAGCGCAAGCAATTGCTGGATTGAAAGTGTGATTTGACATCTTGACCCCTTTAAATTTAAGTCCTCACAAGCTATAAGGGGTTATATGTGTTCTCCAACACTGTTTACCCCTACGAACCGTCAGCATGACCACGCTGGCGGTTCTATTATTTCTGGCGCTCAAAATAATCTGACAAACGCTCTACTGTTTCGTAGCGGATTTTGCCAACGCCCTTCCGCACATTGTATATAGTCCAGCGCGATAATCCAGTAGCATCTGCTATGGCTTGTACTTGACGATCACCAAGCATCTGCTGGATCTTATCAAGTCGGTACATTGTACTAGCTTCCATTTTTTTCACTCCAAAAACAATTATGGGGTTGTGCATAAACTACAATGCTGCTAGGTACAACCCACAAAATGCAAATGGGGGTACGAAATGCATAAACATCCAACACCAGCAGAGATCCAAGCTGCTATCGTAAAAGCTATGATTGAGATGGCTGTAAAAGAAAACATTTCAACGCATACTGTGAGCCGCATGATTAAGGCTGTAGAGACAGGCGTTAAAGCTGCAAACTTTCACCATGATTTAACCAAGGAGATTGCCGGCTATGCAAGCTAATAAATTTCACCAAGCAATGGATCTTGTTGCTGAACTCAATAAATCGCACGGCGTAAAGCAGCGCGGCGGCAAGCAATACACAGAGGTTGCCAAGCGCGTAGAGGCATTCCGCATGTCATTCGGCGGTGACTACGGTATCACGACTGAGATTGTGCATAACGATGGCAAGACGGTTATTGTGCGGGCTTTGATTGCTGACAAGGATGGCTTTGTGGTTGGATCTGGTCTTGCTGAAGAAATACGCGGATCATCACATATTACCAAAACGTCTGCGGTAGAGGTTTGCGAGACTTCTGCTATCGGGCGGGCGCTTGCCAGCATGGGTATGCATGGCGGGCAATATGCGTCATCTAATGAGATGGATGGCATATCTCGCAAGGAAGCAGCACACGCTGAACAGTCTAAGCCAGCAATGGAATTAGACATAGATGCTAGAGTAGATGCATCAATTGAATTTTACAAAAACTGCACTGCGTCAGCTTTTGAGAAGTTTGAGCCTAAATTTAAAAAGCTCATCAACAGCACGGGGCTAACGTCAAATCAATATGACGCGCTTTTTGTTGCAAACAATAACCGCAAATTGGAGCTAGGAATATGAAAGCAATTACTATTGTTGGGCGTCTCACCAAGGACAGTGAAGTTCGTCAGAACGACAAAGGGGGATTTGTCACCTTTTCTGTCGCAGTTGATGATGGATGGGGAGAAAACAAAGGCGTGATGTTCTTTGATGTATCTTACAACCGCACACAGGTAGCGCAGTATTTAACCAAAGGTACGCAAGTAGCCGTGACAGGCGATTTAAAGACCCGTGAGTACAACGGCAAGACCTTCTTAGGTGTCAGGCCATCAGAAGTTAAGCTGCTTGGTGGGCGTTCTGCGGAGCCGGTAAAGTACACCGATCATCAAGCTCCAGCGCCCAATAGTGATGTGGATGACGAAATCCCCTTTTAGGGGCTAATCAGGGGGTGGGTCAAGTTTGGCAATGGTGCATAAGCTTGGCAGGAAGCCCACCCCCACAATCATGTGTTTAGGAGAAAACAATGGAATTTAAAATTGATAAAAAAGTGCCAATGCCGACTGCTGGCCGCGCTGGTAAATGGCGTGATATTTTGAATGAAATGAAGAAAGGCCACAGCATTTTATTAAATAAAGGCAATGAAAGAAATGCAATGTGGGCCGCTGCAAAAAATTTGGATATAAAAATAATCACCAGAACAGAAGGTGACAAAATCAGAGTTTGGCGGGCAAGTGCCTAAAATTCAAGTTCAACTAAGAAGCGGGCAGCTATTGCCCGTTTCCCAATACGATGCACAGCGCATGGAAGATTTTGCTGATGGTCAAGTTTTTAACCTGACATCTACCGGCAAGAGATCCAACCCGCATCACAATCTCTATTGGGCGGCGCTGCGCAACGTATGCAAAGACACTGGCAAATGGCCCACAGAAAAACATCTGCACGATGAGCTAAAATTTGCGTGTGGCTATTACTCAATGAAATACAATGAAATGGCTGAAGAGTTTATGCGTATTCCAAACAGCATTTCGTTTGATCAGATGAGCCAGCAAGATTTTATGAAATATTTTGAGGCAGCTATGGAAAAGCTATCGGAGGCAATAGGATATGACCCACTCGCCGCTAGATAACGAGGACAAGCTTAGTTGGTGCGCACTTGGCGAGGAGCAGGAAGTGGAATTTATAAATGCGCACATCTTCAAGGATACTGTGTTAAGCATGAACCCAGAAAAGGCATTAGACAAATACACCTTTGATATGCGTATCAACATGCCTTGCGACTTAAAGACAATCCGCACTCCTTGGATATATGCACAAGATAAGTTTAGCATTGACCCAAACCACGCAGTCTCAATCAATCAAAAAGACTTGCGCAGATATGCTCAACTTTACCCGAACATCGTAATCGTTTTTGATGTAAGCTTCACTGCATATCAAGCAATACATTTCGGCACGATAAGCCACTTCCGAAAAATGCTCAAAGATGGGGATATGCACAAACACGAATATCAGCATAGGAAGAATGACATGCAAGGAAACGCAAAAATCAGCTATGTGTTTGATATAACTAAACTACCAATATTGAGATAAGAAGAATGGCAAATCTTGCGAACAAACCACCGTTGGGCCTAAAAAAGCCTAAAGACAAAAAAAGCGTAAAGTTTTTGCGATGGGTAAGAGAACAGCCGTGCTGTGTCTGTGAGAGGTTTGGGGAAGTGCAGAAAAGCGCTACCCAAGCCCATCACCCGATCCATGATCGTCACGGCACTGAGAAGCGCCCAGATACAAGTTGTATCCCTTTATGTGAAGGACATCATCAGGGTCTTTTTGACACATCCAAAATCGCGCTGCATCGTGAACCGAAACTTTGGCGCGAAACTTATGGGCCAGATTACAGTTACTCCCACTCAACCGAAATATAGAGAACTGGCCCGCGCTCAGGATGACAATACACTTTTCTGGCTCTGATGCTGTGAACCTGTTTGTCATCCAGCACTACCTTCCCAACAATCCCGTCAAGCGCAGCCTTAACAATGTTATCCAAATCAGGCTTGCTCATATGGCGTATGGCTCCATATTCGGCTTCTAGGCGCTTCATCTTGGGCCATGACTTAGGTATGTCCATGAAGGCCACCAGATCAACGTGTACGGGCCTGTCTGTCGGCTCTAGGCCATGCTGTTTCATAGCTGACCATGCTGCTGCTTGAATACGAGCCTCATACTCTTTTGTCTTGGGCGGGGTGTAGGTGTGACCAGTGCGCGTAAAGCGTGGCCTACCCTTTCCTTGGGGCTGTCCTGACACTTGGATCTCAACTTTATTCATAGCTGGATAATATTTTTTTTAATTTATTTGTCTACCCCCCTTGAACTGTAGGCCATAAGCTACTATCTATCATGTATAGACAACAAGGAGAACCCAAATGAACGGCATGTACACTTTCAACAAAGAAAACTGGTCAGGCGAAGAAGCAACTATTTTTGTTAAAAACAATTGCTTTGAATTTCACGGTTACAACTTTGAGCTTGAAGCCCGCGAGTATAATTTTAATGGCGAAAAAATCACAGATTACGTTGTACATGCAGACGATTGGGATTGCCCATTGTTTACTGTCAAAAATGACTGCGAAGGCGGGTTTTGGTGCGAGAACAACGGCATTGAGCGCCAAGGCGAAAACCCATTTATCGTAGCGGCTCAAGTCGCGTCTATGACACTTTAATCAACAGGGGCTACGGCCCCGCAACGCTCTGGAGGGCAACATGACAAACTCAAACTTCACTTACACCGATGGCGGGCGCTCCGCTTCTGGCCGAAAAGGCTCCGCTGGCGACTGTGGTGTTCGCGCTATGGCAATCGCTTTAGACCTCTCTTATGAGGATTGCTACCGCGAACTCGCGCAAGCTAACAAAGACGCGGGTGGCAAAAAGTCTGCTCGCAACGGGCTGAAAAAAACCGTCTATGAAAAAGTGCTGAATAAGCATGGCTGGTTTTGGAAGGCGGCTCCCAAGTTTGATGGGCGTAAAGCCAAAGCCTCTGACACAGAGGGCGTCTGCATCGCTCGCATGGCGGGCCACTACTGCGCTGTCATTGAGGGAATTCCTCACGATACTTTTGATAGCTCCAACAAGATGGTCTACGGCATCTGGGTTCACGCAATCAATCATTAAAAATAAATTGGGGCTACGGCCCCTTTTTTTATCTTTAGGGGTTGCAATGTAGCCCGCAATCCCCCATATTCGATTTATAGGCAACAAGGAGATGACCTAATGGAAAACGCAATGAACAACTTAATGGCCGCAATCAAATCTGATTACAGAAAATGGCATGGTGACAAACTAGATGACATCAAGAGCCGCATGATCGCTGAGTTTGAAGATAACCTGTCTTATAAGGTTGGCCCAAAGTATATCAAAATCACTACTAAAACCCGCAATCAAGAAATGGTCTGGGGTTTTGTGATGAAGGCAGATGACGCCAAGTTTCAAGCCGGTGACATTCTCAAGGCTGCTGGTTGGTCAGCACCAGCCCGCAATAAAGCGCGTGGCAATATTTTCAATGACTATAAAATTCAATGGACAGGCCCAAACTACTTGGTTTGATAATCAGGGGGCTACGGCCCCCCACTACAGCGACAGGAGAACGCTATGAAAATCACTAAAGCAGCCATTCAAGAACTAGCAACGCAGTCAGTCAAAGACCAGTATGCTATTGAGGCAGACAAAGCCATTTATCTGGAAAGTGTAATTGATGCTGGCGGGTTCGACATCAGCTTAACTGATCGCCCAGCGCAGTGGGATCGCTGCATTGATTGGCTTTCTGATATGATGGGTGGCAATCCTTTAGACAGCTTTCCAGATGCACCTTTAAAATTCAAAATGAGCTACGGCCCTGATGGTGATGTGCGACTGGCAAGGCAATAACTGACAGCAGTCTATACCCAAGAGTTTGCTATTTACCTAAAATGGTTTTTAGCAAACTTTTTTTCTTGATGCGTAGGCTGTAACGTGTATGATGCCAAACATGGTCAACAAGGAGAACACCATGAGCTACAATTGCAAACAATGTAAAGGCACGGGCCTTATCAGCTACTCACACCAGCACAACTCGTTTGATGACAGTGTGACCATAACAGAGGCTTGTGACTGCAACACAGGCCCAACCGATGCTGAAGTTGATATGCTCAACGCGCAGCTTAAATCTGCTTCGCTCTATGGCACGTTAGATGAGATCATCAAGATCGTGCAAAGCATCAAGCACACTCCAACGCGCAACCAGCTATGGCGCAGCTATGGAGTTATAAATGACTAATTGGGTACAAGACATCATCATCACTGCGGCGATTGCTGCGGTGGTGTTAGGCTGGATCTTTGGCGTTAGCATGGGGTGGATGTGATGTCATATATCATAGGCTATAGCGGGCCATATTATGTTTACTGCTTCATGAACGATGAAGATGAATATTTATATATCGGCAGAACCAAAGATATTCATCAACGCGTTGCTCAACACAAAGGATCAAAGCATTGGTTTTCAGAGGTTAAAAAAGTTTACTGTCAAGAGATTTTTACTGACCAGTATTACGACGTAAATGAACATGAGCGCACTTTGATTGATTTTTTTAAGCCAAAATACAACAAAACCATTCATAAACAGCCAAAACTAGAAACGCCGCCAATTTATAAATGCGAGTTTATTGAAGCAAAGCATTCTATAGTTAGGGTTTTAGAAGGCGAAGAAAATGCTGATGTTTATTGGAATTATAATTAGAAAAGTGAAGAGATTATGAATTTATCTGAACCAGTTTTTATGGCGTTTGTCATTTTCTCATCACCAGACGAATGCAAGGCGTTTTCTGAGTATTATGATCTTGAGCGGATCTTTCTGCCTCAGTGCGTAGAAATGGGCGGTGAAGCAGATTACCGCCGCACTATCCCAAACATCAAACCAAGGCCACGGCCAGAACAGGAGTAGTAAATTGGAAACTTGGGCAGAAATCCGCAACCGTCACCAGCAAGAAAAGATTGCTTTGGTCAAATCACTTGCTGATGATTACACTTATTCAGAGGCTTCAGATATTCTCGAATGGGATGCTAAGAGCCTTGTGAGATTTTGCCACTATTGGCAGATCAATTTTAAACGCAGCCAAAAGGGGGGGTACATTAATGCAGAGCCTTACATCAGCCGATCACGCACATTTGCGGTTTCTGCGGGGTCAAGTAGATCGTTTGCAAGATGAAAGCTTTAGGCTAGATCCGCACCCCAACGTCAAACAAGACTTGGAACGCGCCAGATCAGAATTAAAATCATTTATCTTATCACTACAAAAAGAAGGAAAGAACATTCATGGATGAAACCGTGTTAGCCGCCAGAATGAGAGAGATGGCAAAAGCAGATATGAATTACGTTAAAAGCAAGGAAAGCTGGGGAAACAACCCAAGCTGGGGCAAGGTTGAGGAATACGAAAAAAAACAAAAACAAGGCGGGCGTATGGGAAGGCCAAATGGCTTTAAGACCAAGATTAATGAGCGCTTAGAAAAAGGTATGACCACAGACCAAATTGTGGCAGAATTGAATTGCAGCCGTAACATTGTCAATCAGTACCGGCGAAAACGGCGATTAGCTCAGAATGCTGCGTCCTCCCACGCGGCATAGATGAAGGGTCAAACCTTCTCCCCCGTCACTATCTTCTCCTTGTGTAGTGGCGGGGTTTTTTCGTGGGGCCAGCAAGTTCATCACAACCCTGTCACAGTTTCCTATGAGCCAGCCCCGACTTTTGTTTATGACCAATCCTTAACAGCGAAGCAAGGGCAAGCTTTTCTTGCATAGGAATTATGCCCAGATATTTCTTTGATGCTGGGAAACTTGCTGCTATATTCTACAATTAATTCACGCAAAGCTGTTTCTTGCTCTGGCGTAAAGTTATCCAGAAAATCATCGTCAGCGCAGCCACCACGGCCACCCACTAGGCTTACCCCTATGGATGACTTGTTTCGGCCCCTACAGTGCGCCCCAGAGCGCTCTACGGGCCTACCATACCCCACAGAACCATCACGGTGAATGATTGCATGGTAGCCAATGTCAGACCAGTTACGCTCTTCAACGTGCCACCGTCTAATTTCTTTCACCACATCTTCAACGGATCTATCAGCATACCAGTTTGGATTTGTTGCCGTGCAGTGAATTATAATCTCGTTAATCTTTCTCATTTGGTTAAGCCTTTCTGCTTCTCATATGTCCTAAGACCACCAATTCCTAACATGCCGCCAAGAACAGTCAAAAGCGTTCCCATATCAAACTCTGGCAATGGCGGGATTTGTGTGCCGGTCAGCGCAACGACAAAAAGGGCAACAGGCTGACCAATAAAATGCCAACCAAAAGCAAGCCCACAGATCCAACCAATGAAAGGACGCCAGCCGCCTTTAAAAGCTGATCCACTTGCTGCTTCTGCTGCGTTGACTTGTATCTGAGCGAGGGCCAAGCTTTGCGCGTGTTTAGATGACATGGTGGCAATCTCGTGCGCGAGCTTTGCCTTTTCGTCAGCATCAGGAATGAACTTGTCTAAGAGGCCAGTGACCGGCGCTATCAGCTTGTCAATCATTTCTTCTCACTCCCAAGCCACACGGCTATCGTTCCTGTCATCGCTCCGCTGACCACTGAAATCATTGCAGATTGCTGCGTTGACAAGTCATCCAAGCTCATTCCCCACTCAATCACGCGGATATACATAATGGTCATAACAACCATCATGAAACGTGGCATGAGCTTGTATTGCAAAATCTTTTCAAAGGTATTCGCCATATTACACCTCTATGTTTATCTTAGTTCCTTGCGGTCTATCCGCTGTAGTCTTGGCCCCAAACCTATCATAAGCTTTGCCTAAGTCCAACTTTTGTTCTCTGAGCGCTTCTAGGTGCGTGTGGTTAGCCCTATGCTCCTTTGCCACCCGTTGCTCTACCAGATGCGTTTCTATGCGCTCACGCGTCTGCGTTTGCTGGTGTATGTCAGATCCTACGTTAAATGGCGCAGTTCCTACGCCGCTTACACCGTCAGCCATTTACCACCACCCAGCGCCCAAGCCTGTCAACCATGTGCCAAGTCCAATGATTGCCGCTAGCATGACCAGCAATAAAATAACCAATAAGGTTTCAAAGAATGCGGCTTTGCGCTCTTGCTGCTTGTAAAGCGTAGCTTCCCGCTCTGCTTTTATCTTGCGGCGTAGCTCTACCATCTCGCGCCATGTGCCATAGCCAAAGCGATTGTTCAGCATTTGCTGTAAGTCTTTCTCTTGCTCTGCCAGCTTCTTTTGATGAATGATTATCTGCAAGGCTTCTTGCTCTACAGATCCAGACGAAAACAGCTTAGTGAAAATAGGCGGGTTCTTACGCTGTTGCTCTGCGCGGCCAAGATCCGCTGCTGCGCCATACCACTTGCCAAGCTGGCCCGCTACATCTTCTAGCTCACGGCCCGCATAAACCATTTTCTTAACAAGATTGTACGCTTGCGTAGCCCCCGCAATAGCAGTGATCGGATCAATCATGTATCTCGCCCCACAATGATATATCCCAAGCACTTAGCATCAGGATGGATGCGATATGTTTTCGGGTAATGGTAATAAAATGACGGGCGCGGGCAGCGATACCGGCAAGCCTTATACATGATCCCGTGTGGAAGCATTCCAAAGGCGATGTATGTGAGGGCGCAAATCATGGCCCAATTATATCACATTTTACTTGACAGCTAAATTCTGAATATCGCGCCGCATCTCTTTTTGATCGTCACGCATTTCTTTTAACAGTTCATGCATCATGTCTGTTTTTTGCTCAAGAAGCTTGATCTGAGATTTACTGGTTAGAAGATTGTTAATTATCCACCATGCTGATGCACCGACAGCGCCCGCTATGGCTATTAGAAAGCCCATATAATCTTCAATAAACTTCATTATTCGCGCCCTAATAACCATGAACCATCAGCTTGCTGTAATCACCAGAGAGTAATTTTCCTTTGACATATTCAGAAAACTCTGGAGAACCTAATTTTAATCCGCTTTCTTTAAGCCACATCTCCGCAACGACAAAAGGAATTGAAGTAACGTGGCGCATATCTGATTTACGGTTATGACCGTCTATTTGCTTTTCCTTGTTAAAATCCAAAATGGCGCTGACATCCTGAGAGCGGTTTATAATCAGCTTGTCATCTTCTGTTTTATAGGAAGTATTTAGGCTTAGACTATCAGTCATCTTTTTTCTTCTTTGGCTTTTTAGGCTTTTCTTCTGCCCGCATAGCAAACTCTAATGACATCATTAACTTTGCTTCTTCTGCTGAAACGTCAACAATGTCGCCCATTTTTGCGCGTACACCATCAACAAACGGGCCTCTATCAGTGATAATTTTAATTTTCATATCAACCTTCCATAAGAATAGAGGGGCATCTCTGCCCCCCTACTATGCCTTATTTAGCTTACATCAGCAATGACGCCGTGCGCTTTCTCTGAAGTAACCTGCAAACCCCACTCAGCAGAAATCAAGCGGCGCTCTGACAAACCAGTGCGGGCCAATGGCTTCTGGTTAGCAGTTTGCAGATACGCAATCTCAGCGTAGCTTGGATCAAGCACGAACACATCACGCGAGCGAATGTGACGGGCTGGAACAATTTGCAACTCACCAAAATCTGAGATGTAAACATCAATTGCAGCGTTCAGCTTGCTATCTTCTGCTTCTTTGTAGCGCGTAGCGTTACCTGTGAATGTAGAGATAGTTTGCTTCTGAGAAGATCCGCAAAGGACGATTGAAGGCGTTGCACCCTCATCCCAACAATCAGCGATAACCCCTTTAAGGAGCGCTTCTGTGATTGCTCTTTGAGTGCCATCAGTAGCAGCAGCATTTGGATAACCAGATGTTCCTGATCCTGATGTAGTACCGTCTGCACCGCCTGTGCCCCGTGCAGCGTTAGTGGTCAAGAATGCTGGCAAACCAGCAGTAACGCGAGCCGTACCAGACGCCCCAGCATTTCCCGCCACATTTGACAGACACATCTTTTCCATGTCTCGCTTCATTTCAGACAACTTATAGGCGACTTGCTTAGCTACTGTCTGAGCATTGGCAACACCATTAACCGCTTGGTTTGTATCGGAAACCTCTACAACCTTAGCGCTAATGTTTGTGTAGTTGCCTTTTCGCACTGCGTTTGTCGGCGCAGAATTAGACAGCCCAACATCACCCTCTATTTGAGTGTTTGTCGCTGCTGCGGCCAAATCTACTTCAGACCATTCGAAGTAAGTATTATCAACGCTGCGCGTTCCAATAGCAGACATAAAAACAGTTTCAAGAGGTGACACTGATGCTAAGGCTTCAGATAAATCCTCGCGGATTGTTGAAACATCATATGTTTCATTTGTATTTGCAGTAACAGCCATTGCCGTATCCTTTCATTGCAAAAGTTAAGAGAGTAGAAAATTAGCAACATCATCAATGCCGCCTCTTTTCTGCATCTGCGCTCTAGCTTGTTTAGATTTTGTAACTTTTCCTGCCGTTGCTGCCCGCTTTGCTGCCGGTTTTACCACAGGCCGCGCACCTTCTGCTTTTTTAGTAGCAGCGGTTTTGGTTTGCTGTAGCTCACGCCATTTCAAAGCATCGCTCAAGATCATAACTTCTTCAGCCGTTTTCACAGTAGAAATCTGCTCATTTGTCAGATCATAGTGCTTCTTTGCTTTAGTAGTCATTTCCTTGATAAATACAGTGCGCTTTTCGGGATCAGCAAAATCAGGCATCCATTCCTGCAAACGCATGGCTTGCTGTTCAAGAAACTGATTGTGTTGCTGTTCTTCTTGGGCGCGCTGCTGTTGCGCAACATATTGAGCCTTTCGGTCAAAATCATTACGCTTATCAACGGCACGGCGATATTCTGCCTCTGCTTCTAAATAACCTAGAGGGTCACTAGCGCGTAGTTCCTCTGATGGATATTGTGGCACAGGCGGTATTTCACCGCTTTGGATTTGCTGCATCATCTGTGCAAGCATTTGACGCTCTTGGGTCACTTTCTGAGTTACTTCCTCAACTTGCTTTTTAGCTTCAGCAGCTTCAGCCATGCCCTTTTGGATATACTTTTGCCCTGAGTACCCGCGTTTGAGTTCATCTAGGCTTACCTCTTTTTCTTCGCCATCTACTCTGACGCGATAAATAGGTTCCTCTTGAACTTCGCTTTCTTCAGCTTCTTCGTATTCCTCATCCACGCTTTCTTCACTGGCTTGGATCTCAGTGTCATCCACAACTTCAGCTTGAGCTTCCACCGCTTCGGGCTGATCGTCATCAGTTACCTCTACAGCATCTTCTATAGCTTCTTGCGGATTTGGGGCTTCTATAATCAAATTTTCGGCAATAGCCCCTAAGTCATTGCCGTTGATTGGGTTAGTCGTGTCCACGGTGCTTTCCCTTCTTTTGAAGGAGCTTAACTGCATCCACATCGGCTTGCAGTAAGCTCTCAATTGCATTTAAGGCCCGCAGAATTGCGTGTGCCTCCTCGCGGTTGGATACGTCATCCTTACCGCTACTTGCGAAAACACTTTTTTGATGTTCTCGCAAATCCTCTATGGTTTCTCTAAACCAATCATTTTGCAGCAGAGATTGTGAGCGCTTGCCCCTTGTTTCAATATCCACCGGCCATTCCCATCATTTGCGCATTATGCTCACGAATAGCGTTTTGCTCTTGCTTTACGCCCTCTACGTCAACTGCTGCGCCGTACTTGCCAAGGATCTCAGCAACCTTAATTGCAAGATCTTGCACCATCTCATCACGCTGAAGATCGTCATCCATGCCAAGCTTGTGCATTTTATACTGCTGATCCATCTGCGCTTTTGCCATGTCAACTTGCGCTTTTGTCTGAGCTTTCATTTGCTCCGTTTGCAAGAATGCAGCATTTGGATCTTGTTGCTGCTGCGCCATCATAGCTTGCTGCTGCTGCGCCATTGCCATCATTTGCTGCTCAATTTCCATCGTCATCGGCATAAAATATCTGTCAGCGTTTCTAATGCCACCCAAAGCCAACATGTCAGCCATTGTGTTGCGTAGCTGTGTGAGCGTCACAATGCCGTTCTGCGGGCCGTAAGTCTGATATACTTGCTGCTGTATAGCAAATGCTTGTTGCAGCGCTGCTGCCCGCTCATTCTCGCGCCCTGTCCCTATTCCGACATTAACAATCAAATCCATTTCCGCATCCCATGCTCTAGGGTCTACGGGAACAAAAGAACCATTAAGGCGCATCAACTGCTCATCATCAGTGTGTTTGACCATCAACTCCAACATGCGCCGAAACAATTGACGCATACCACCTTCAGCGAAGTTGCGGGCTATAACTTCAGCTTGACCTGTTTGGCCCTCTTGAGATGCAGCAATCGCTGTCGCTGTCGAAGATTTCAAAACGTCTGGATCAAGACCTTGCGCCATTTTGCTAACGCCGGTTTTGTTATCTACCAATTGGTCAAAATACTGCATGGCCGGTAAAGTTTGACCAGCCGTGAAAGGAACAGTCATTTCTGTCACCGCTGCCGGTGATTTAACCCTTACAATCCTGCCTATTTCATTGTTTAAAAGGTCTTCGACTGCAACTTGCCCGTCTACAATTTGCAATGCTGGATTGTTAGTCAGCGCCACGTTGTCCAAAACACCTCGCAGCATCGCTGTAGCAGCGTCCTGATCGTCCATGACCAGATCTACAAGAGAAGTGCCAAAGAAAGCATGTGGCTCTGGATCGCACTCAAAAATAGCGTATGGAATGTGATCTGCTTCATAAAAATTTAGCAGCTTGTAGGAAGATCCAGCGCACAGAAATTGATACAAGACCGGCACACCCGATCCTTCTATATCGAGCTCCATATATGCTGTTGTTACAGTTATTTTTTTAGACGCTGTAGAGGTGTTCTCATCATCGTCATCTGTGGCATACCCACGGCGCTCAAATTCGGCCTCATCATCCATTGTACTGTAGTCAGATCCATCAAGACCAGCCAAGTCATCTAAGCTAAAACCCATAGCCAAAAGATCAGAAACCCGCATTTCTGTGCTGTGTCCAATACAGTAACAATTATCAACAGAGCGGGCATTTCTATCTACAAAGAAATCTTCTGGCGGTACACTTTCTATGCATAGATCACCATGAGGCATTGACCGTGCAATTTTAACGTCATGCTCTGGGGTTTCTATTTCCATTCCCATCTCATCTACGGTGATGGTCATGCGGGCTTCATGCTCTAAAACCTCTACATCATCTTCTTTGACAATAACAGTAAATGCCTCATCAGTAAGATTGGTGAACGTGTGGATCTCTGTTTCCATGTTGTCTTTGTGGTAAACGTAAGCAATCCCCGCCTTCTTCACCATAGCATCTTGAAAAACATCGTTCAGCACACGATACCCATCATGCTGCTGAAACTTGTAACTTATATATTGCGTAGCCTGTTCTGCTGATTGCACATCTTCTGGCCCACGCGGCACAAACTCAACAGGCTTTTCGCTTGTCAAAAAAATGCGTTGAATAGATGGCTTCATGCCACGCACGACTTCACGGCACTTAGTTGCTACAACCCTTGACCGACCTTCTTCATAGCCAATATCAACTTCCCCATCAAAGTACCGTTGAGCTTTAATTCTTTGAGGCGCTATTTCACCGTCTATGAAATCCACCGCATCTTGAATTGCTTTGGAAACAATGCTTTCAATCTGTACTTCGTCTAATGGTTCTAAACGCATGTTGCTTCCTTTAATCTAACAATCCACCAGCACGGCGTTCTGTTTCTTTTTGACCGGCACTGCCTAAGATTACAGCAATTTCATTAGCAAGCATTTGATTTTCTTCTTGCGTTCTAACTTTTCCTCGCAGTGCATCTTGCATAATTTCAACAGCCTTTAGAGCTTTATCTGTTCCCCGATCAGTTAAGGCTCTAGCAATGTCGTTGTAAATAGCTGTTCGTCTGCTATCCACCATCTCATCAGTGAAGCCCGTCAAATCAGAAACAATCTTTTGCGCTGCCTCAAAGGGTTTGCCTTGCAGCAAAGAACTTGCTGGCCCAAATTGTGTTTGATCTTCAATGCTTTTTTGTGTTGATTGCCGAATAGCTGTTTGAGATCCCTGTCTAAACTGACTTCTCACTAAAGCAGACTGCGCCACCTCATCAATTTGTTTAAGCATATCGGGTGCTTGGTTGCCTAAAATCATAGTAATTTTTTCACGCGCTGCATCAGAAGATGTTAAGCGGTAAAATGCATCAAGCTGTCTGGCCTCTAAATCTGGGTCACTAGGAACGCTTTTAACATCTTTCAATACTTTCTTGATGTACTGGCTTAACCCCATTCTTAAAGCTTGTGTTTGAGCATCAGAAGGATTTGAACCAACAACATCAAAAACATCTTCAATTTCTGTTTGGGGTTTCAATGCATCACGGCCCAATTTAAAAGCAGTTTGTTCCGAAATTGTATCGCCACCTAATTTTACTGCCTCATCATACAAACGTCTATTTGTTTGAGGATCAATAACCGCTTCACCTAATGCTGATCTAAGCTGCCTTGCAAGTCTAGCATACCGATCACCTCTACTTGTTAATCTGTAAGTGCTAGGATCTCTGTTTTGTTCCGCTAAGGATTGCAATGCTCTTTTAAGATAATCCAATTGCTGCACATTTGGCTGTTCAGTTATGCTTCTAATATTACCAGCAGCGTCAACATTTATTTTAAGCTGTTGGTTTTTTATGCCCGCAGACAACATATCAGCATTTGCTTCTTCAAACGCTTCTTTTAAAGTTTTACTATCAATTCTTGATATAACGTCCTCAATTGCCAAACCTGTTCTGTCTGCGTAATTTATCGGAAACTTATAAGCTGCATCATACGCAGTTTGTCTTTGATCCCTTGTCGCATCATAAATTTTGTTTACCGCTTCTCTTGGCCCAAGGGGTGCATCACCTAAAGTATCTGTTAAAGTTTTTTCAAGATCACCCTTAACTGCACCAGCCCGTGCCTCTAGGGCATCACCAATCGTCTGTGATGGTTGTGGGCCAGATTGCCCAGCCGCATCAGCCAGCGCCCTAGCCGCAACGCCCGCATCAACAAGCATACCTTGCTCACCAGCTTTTTTAATGGCGTCAGAAGCAGATTGTAAATTGCCACCTTGGTTAAAAGCATTTTTTATAACCATTGCAGCGCCACGGGAAATCCCCAAAGCAGATGCAATCATTGGCACATCGGATTTACGCAAGACGTCTAAAATATTTCTTCCAGCAGCACCAACAACCGGCAACCCTGCTCCTACCGCAGCGCCAGTTGCCCCACCGATTGCTCCACCCTTTAAGCCTTCTGTAAGCCTTCGACCCTGTTGAGCTTCACCAGAAGCTTGGATGGCTCCTGTCACCGCACCAGAACCAGCAGCAGCAAGTGAACCTCGCGCAACATTTGTAAGCATACCCTTTGATGGATCTCCTGCTAAAAATTTAGCAAGTTGTGGAAACCTCATAGCTAAGGCAGCAGCTTCAGCAACACCTACTCCCGCTTGCGCTGCAAATGTTTCTATTGGGCGCTCTGCACGTTGTGCAGAAGATATTGCCCGCATAGCAGCTTGCGCGTCATTGCCAAAAAATTTTCCCGCTACTTCATCTAAATAAGAACCCGCGCCAAATCCCATAGACTGACTTGCTGCCATTACCGGCCCTGTCATTCTGCCTAATGGCGATTGTTCTTCAGCCGCACTTAAAACCATTTGGTTTGCAAATTGTGTTGTGGCTTCCTTTTCACCCATATTTTTAGCTTTAAATTCAGCTATTTTATCTGGATCTGATGATGAAAAACCAGAGCCAACAAAAACTTCTTTGCCACTTGGATATTGCAAAATAGCACTGCCATCTTTGTTCCTAGCAGAAACAATAGGTTGTGTCCTCATGTCAATTCTATCAGACATAGACAAAGCTTGCTCTGGAGAGTTAGCAACAATTCGCACTAAACTGTTGGTTTCCTTCATACGAATGAAGTAAGGTTTTTTAGCCATTATTGATCCTCAATCGTATTTCCACTAGGAGATGTTGTAGGGCTTTGAGCCTGTTGTTTTTCTAGCCTTTTTCTTTGCTCTATATAATCATCGGTTCCAAAAATCGGGTTTAATTGTTGAGCAATTCTTTGAGCTTCTGCTGACGCATAGTTTTGACCTTCACCGGCAGATGCCATCATCAACCTTGTTGCCAATTGTCTATTTAAACGCTTTTGGTTAATTGTCGCAGGATCATCAAAAGGTTGTGGGAAATACTGTTTATTAGCATTTTCAAATTCACTTTCAGCAATTGCAGCGCCACTTTCACGCCTTAAAATAGCATTAACAAAATTTCTTCTAGCTTGGTCATACTGTTGAAATTCTGGACTTATTATTGCGTTTCCAAATATTGGCACTTGTGCTGCTAAACTTTGAAAAAGATCGGTTCCCACGCCTTCAGTCGCAGACAAAGTTGCTTCAGCCATCTCCATACGACCACCGTAAATCATAGACGATGCTTCGCTTTCTTTAACATTAATTGAGCTTGGATCTATTCCAGATATAATTTCGTATTGACCCGTTTCGGGATTAAATCTGCGGATCGTTGCTGTGTCTTTGCCTTCATGAATTACTTGTCCAGTTGTACGGTCAACTAGATTTTTACCTACAACAACATACCTATTTTGCGACAACCTTGCATTGTTTAAATCCCTAGCTTGTAAATCAGACAAATACCCGCCGAAAGCTTGTGAACCATCTACCGCCCCAGCTTGAACTGCGGCTAAATATCTAGCTGCTATCGTATCACCCGCATCAGCCCGTTTCTGTAGCTCCGCTATAGTGCGGTTGCGAGCCTGACCTTTCATTCTAGCTTGACCAGACTGCATCATTTGCTGCCGGTAATTAGCAGATTGCGGGTTCATAGGGTTTAAAACAGATGCAGCCATTCCCAAGCGGTTGGCAAAGTTTAGGCCGGTCTCCTCATCTGGACGCCTTACACGATCAAGTAAACCTAATAGGCCGCTTCTAGGTGCTTGGTTTGGGTTCATACTCATCTAAAAATCCTCTAAGCGAATTGACCAGCCGCCATAAGATAGTCAAGAAATCCTGCGTTATAACCTTGCTGCTGACCCTGCAAGTTAGGAACACCAGACATAGCGCCCAAGAACGTAGCCAATCCCTGCTGTGGAGCGCCGGTATATCCCGCATATTGTTGCTTTCCAGCGTTGATAAGATCTTGCATCATTTGACGCTGCTGCTGGCCTTGCTGCATTTGCTGTTGCTGTATTGCCTGACCGTAACCAAACGATTGACCACCTAAACCAGCCATTTGCTGCGCTGCACCCAAACGTGTACCCATTGCAGCTTGTTGAGCAGCAAGATTTTGTGATTGCGCAGAAGCCCTTTGACCGGCCGCATACTGATTAGCTGCCGTTTGAGCAGCAACATCCTGCCCTGCGAGGCCAAGAGCAGTATTGTACCCCTGCTGACGCATTCTGGTAGCCGTGTCAGCCATTTGCTGAGTATAACCCTTCATAGCTTCGCCCATAGCAACACCATGCCGCGAACCGCCAAAAGCTCTGGCCTGTTGCGCTTGAGCATCTAGCTGGTTCATTCCCAACTGCGCTTGCGTCCCAATATCTCGCATAGATTGCTGAACAACCTGTGTTTCATACGGATTTGTATATGGAGAAAGATTTGTTCCAGCTATTTGACCGGCCTGATAACTCTCAGGCGTAATCCCCATTGGAGTAAAGCCTAAGCCTTGCTGAGTAGTAGCCAAAGCTGCTTGCTGCGCACCAGAAGCTTGCTGGTATGGATTTGCAGCCATTTGTGGGTTTGCACCGCCCGCCATATTACTTTCCTCTTCTACCGCCGCTTTGCATCTCTAATGCAACAGGCTGTCTTGCTGGTGTACGACTTCCCATTTCACCCGTCACAGGATCAATAAAAAAACTATTATAATAATCTGCTTGCGCTGGGCGTCTTGCTTCTAGTTCACCGACCGCTTGTTCAAAGATTGGCGCTGAAGAATACCCCATAGCACCACCCTCAAATTGAGTAGGCGCAGGAAGATACTGCTGCCCGCCAGATGAGGGCATACCAAAAGCGCCCGCCATAACATCAGTGCCTTGAAAAGAAGCTTGCTCTAATGGCGACAAAGCCGCAACATCAGGCCCATAAAAAGGCGTGTAAGGCATTGCCGACAAGTCGCGGCCCATTCCTATACCTTGCTGATAACCAGTTTCTAAAAAGTTAGGAACTGTTGTTTCTGTTGTAGATGATCCACCGCCACCAGCCATTTTTTAAAACTCCTTAATAAAGTTTGCGTGTAGCATTTTCCAATTTAACGGAGCCAACGGTTTTTTCCACCCCAAACGACCCGCCATGATCGCAGCTTCGCAATCTTGTTCTTTTGCCCATGCCTTAACATCATTGTCCATGTCTAAAATCTGATCCAATTCGCCACCAGCTAAGAATATGTTTAAAACTCGCTTCTTAGGATATACCACAATTTCAGTAACAATACACCCCTTGGGCGCGGGCCATAGCTGCATACGGCCATCTGCAATGCCACTAGCTATATCTTCCCATTCATGTGTGCCACCACAATACTCTAGGGCGTCCTCTATCCAAGGTTTGCAACGCTCTAATTGATTTACATAAATGTCTTTCATTTTACCAAGAACCCCCTAAATGAGAGGTTCTAGTCCATATGTCTGTTGACCCATCATAAGGCCCGTTGCAGACGTAAATATAATTGGTATCCCAACTTATCAGACCAGCCTTATCGCCCGCCGAACCCGCGCTAGTTGGAGGAACACCAACTTTCACAACTATTTCAACAAAAATGTTGTTTCTGCTTACAACTGGATATGCGTTTACGTTATCCCATAAAATAACGCCGTTCTCAGACGGGTTGTCTGTTGCTGTTTTAAACCCAAGCTTTGCTAGGTTTTGCTGCAAGTATATTGTTAGCTGACGCCCCCACTGGCGCAAGTCTGGGCCAATAGGGGGTAATACTGGAACCGGCATTACCTACGGCCCCCAGCCTTCATATCAATCCGCATATTGCCGACCCTAAAGTCAGACAAGATCGCTCCATCAACCCGCATACGAACTTGCCGACCAGTAAATCTTACTGAAGTTGGGTTTGCAGTTGTGAATGGCCCGTGACTTGTCTCAGCGCCATTTGGATAAAGCCGTGTCTTAAACGTGACGTTGACATCTCCCTGCGTTTTTTCATCAGGGATAAGTTCAGTAACACGCGCAACCTGATCTCCCGCACCGATAGATATTGGCCCGCTTTCGGCAAAGATTGATGAGCTGTCTACGTTAAGGCCTACTTCATGCTCATAAATGTCACTGTCTGCGTTGTGGCCCGCCATAAATGGATAACGGAAAACGCCGCGCTGAACACCAGCCGTGCGAGACAGGTTGCCAATCAGCCAATGGCCCTCTTTGTAATCGTATGCAACGTAACGGTCTATTTCAGTAGAATTTTCAGAGCAATAAAACCACCAAACCTCACCATATTGACCATTTGCAAATGACCAGACTTTTGACTGCTGCGCTGGATTAAAGTCACCAAACACATAGTCGAAGACATCACAGGGTATTTCTTGAACGCTGTTGCCGTCAAACCTAAAGAAACCACGCTGGCCCATCCAAAATACGCCCATGTCAACGTCAGACGCAGCCTTTCGGGATATTGCACCACACGATGTACCAACGCGCTCAAAGCCATACACATAAGGCGGGCCAAGGTATCGCGCTGTGTGGGCTGATGTATCTGTCAGGATAAGCGTCTGGCCTCGCGTTCTGATGCCCTGCATGATCTGCCCGCTATCAGCAAGCTCAATATCACCAGCCTCGTTTGTAGCTGCTGGCGTCCATACTGTGTTGTTTTCCCGATCACACCACGAAATCTTACGCGGGTTGTTGCCACTGCCCAAGGCAAACATAAAACGCTCTTCTGTTACAACTAAGCCAAGGTTGCCCGTAGGAGCATTTGCAATCGGCGCTGCCTTAACTGCTGGGTTTAGCTGCCACTCCAGCAAGCGCCCGTCATCTTTATTTATAGCAACGAGGTATTCACCCCAATTCTGGATGTTCCACTGGGTAGCCTCTTCTGGAACGGCATTGGCGTTTTGCTGGATTGGAGTGCCATAAAACCCGTCACCATAAAATCCGTATCCGTAGCCTGTTTCTACCTCTGCATCCTCGCGGCCTGTCGCCAGATCTGTTGGGGCAATGTCGTACACAGTGCCGCCGCCTGTCATGGCTTTAAGTTCGTTATATGAGCCCCCAGCCGCATATGCCGTGCCGTTATTCGCCTCCCATGTATGCATACCCCGAACAACATTAGTGCAGAATGATGTTTTACGTTCTTGCCAGCCGCCAATTGGTCTGAGGCTATTATCCCGCCACCTAACCAAGCTTCCATCACGCCACCGGTTAGACTGCTCTAAATCTGTTCCGTTTCGATAAAATCCGGCTGGAATGTCCAGAGGTACAAGCGTCATGTGTTTATCTCATAATAAGTTACAAATATAGCGCCAGAGCCGCCATTACCACTGTTTCCCGACCCCCTTTCAGAAGCAGATCCACCGCCCCCTGCGCCCAAATAACCGTTTCCAGCGCCACCAGCCGAACCGCTAGAGTGCTGCACAGCAAAACCACCTTGGAATGTATTTGATACATTGCTGCCCCATTCGGAAGGCTTTGTCGGGGCGGCTGATCGGCTACCGGCGGCATATCCAGATTGCGAAACTTCTGGCCCGTTTTTGCCACCAGATCCTAAGTTGGGAGCGCCACCGCCTGTTGCACCTGAATGGTCACTGCCTTTAGACAAACCGGGGCCATAACCACCAGTGTAATTACTTTGCCCCCCAACAGAGGTGCCGCCGTATGATCTAGAACAAGTACCCCAAGAGCCAGTGTCGGTGTTAGTAGATGCATTTCCGATAGCTGCTGTTTGCCTTCCAGCAAATCCTCTTGAGCCGCCATACGCAAGTATAGTGAGACCAGACCCATTGGGGTTAAACGTTGTACCGCCACCATTTCTACCTGAGATCGCGTAGCCGCTGCTAGCAGGATAAGAAACACCCGCACCGCCCGCGCCGATACTAATACTGGCAGAAGTGACGCCATGATCTTGAACTGAATATCTACGAAAAGCTGTACCACCTGCACCGCCACCAGAGGCAACCTTTTCACGCCCGCTATCAGTTGAGTGACCCCCGCCAGAGCCGCCCCCGCCAAGCACATAAACATTATATTGAACGCAACCTGATTGTGCTGGCGACCAAGAAGACCCGCTAGTAATCGTTTGCGTTGAACCTTTTTTTCTCAATATTCTATTTTTGCTGCGAAAATTAGATACTGATATCGCGCTACCAGAAGAAGGTAAGCTGCTTGGCACTGGGCCAGTGCTGCCGCTTAAACTGCCGCTCAATGACACTGCGCCCGACCGGCCATAATATGATCGCAACTCGCTCATAGATATTGCGCCGCTTGCGTGACCAAAATTATCTATAGAGGTTATAGCCATTACGCACTACCGAATGCAGTTACATCGTTTTCTACAGTCAACGCACCAGAGCTAGACAGCGCAAACCGTGCTGTGCCGTTATAAAAAAACTTTAAACTCGATCCAGATTGAGAAATTGTCCAATTCCCAAGGTCAACTGTTGTGGCGTTGACTGTCGAGGAATTTAATGTCGTGATTGTAGCTGAAGCATTAGACCCACCCAACTTGCCGTTAAGCTGCGTTTGAATATTGCTCGTAACTCCATCCGTGTAATTAAGCTCTGTCGTAGATGCAGTGAGGCCATCAAGCTTGTCGAACTCAGTTGTGGTTACGCCGGTTGCCCGCAAATCCTTTGCGTAATTTAAGTCAGCAGCATCTCCGGTAAAGCCGTCCAGCTTATTAATCTCCGCAGCATCAGCAGTAACAGCCGTGCCGCCGACTTTCCATGATCCAGCGGTTAAGTCTGGGGTGCTTGCGGTGTTACCATTAAGAACATCAACGATGTCATCAAGGGCTTGGTTAGTCGTGGTTCCCCACGTATTTTCTGAGCCGCCCACCGTACTTTTGGTTATGCTAATCGTCATATGGAAACTCCTTAGTTAAGCCATTGTACCTTAATTTCATTGAGGCGTCCACGCTTCGCTTGCTTTAGAAATATCAACCCAAATATTTATAGAGCTTTGGTCATCAACCCACGTTTCTGCCGTTTCCCCATCGGGCTCCCACTTCAATCGACCAGAAATTAAAGTAGTAGAAAGCGCGGCAGATTTTGCGCCAGATGTTCGAATTGCCGTGCCGCTCAAAATTGCTTGCCCAGACGGGCCAGAAGATAGTGCGCCGAATGCAACTCTGTTACCACCGAACAGAGATGACGATGTGGCTTGGGATGCAATCCCAGAAAACCTTATTCGATTGCCGCCAAATTTAGATGTAGCAGATCCGGTTGATAAGTAGCCGGCAGATTGAACCCGCGTTGGTGCGTTTACCATAGCCCCTGTTGCCGCTGAAACCGCCCCGCCAAATTTAGCATCGCCGACTGCATAGCCCTCAAGCCAGTACGTTTCGCCGCCTGATGCACTAGGCTCTGGCTGAACGTAGTAAGCCGTCATCAGTCTGCCTCTGCAATCGTTAGCGTTCCAGCCTCAACCTGCCGCATGATTTCTGCGTAGTGGCGATTGGCTGGGTCAAGGGGTACTGACATTTCAGTACCGTCGATTGTGGCACGGATAGCTGCATTGTTATTTGATATAGGGTCTACTACATACTGAGCCGATGTGATGTTTGCATTTTCCATTAATTATAACTCCGCATCAAACCGCAAAGAAGCATCATTAGTGTTTTCTGTGTTAACATAAGAAATACCCCCATTAGTAAGGTTTCCAGTTGTTTTATCAAAACTTAGTGTGGTGCCAAATTCTGTCGTAGAAACTTGATTAACTCCTATTGCTGTTTGGTCATTTGTGTTGTCATTTATTCTAAAATTTCCAGCACCATTGGTGGTAAGCGTTGGAGCTGTTCTCATTTCTTTTTGAAAATGAAAAACTCCTCTACATGTACCTGTGTTAATATTGTAGGTAGGCATTAAAATGACATGATATTGTAGAGTGTAGTCATATTGCTGATAATACCTCTGGCACTTAGCCAATGTCTCCCCATAGCTTTCATGCGGGAAGGCGATAGCGCTGTCGCCCACGTTCAGGCAGACGCCTGTGATTTTCCCGCCATCTGGAAACCCGCCAAACTCCATGTTCATAAACAGATTGTTTGCATTTGGGGATATACCCGTGGTGTCAACGGGTATCGTTACCCTTGTCCAATCTGAGTAGTTACCAAAAGAGTTAAATGTCGTTATATCTACATTATCAGTTCCGCTACCCGCCGAGTTTCTAAAGTTTATGTAGATAGAGGTGCCACTAAAGTCTCCCTTTAAGTACATGGAAAGAGTGTACATTTGTTGCGGGAAAAAACCCTGACGTGTAAGCTCAACACCCGTGCCTAAATTGTTGCCGCCACCTGTTACATTAAAGAAAAGACTGTATTCAAAACCGTCTGGTGCATCTGTGCTTCTTTCTATTGTACCAGTTGCTGATGGATTATATCTCCAAAATCTATCCGCTGTATAGTTAATGCCAGAACCCGCTGCGTGTGAGGTTCCTCTTTGCCAGACAGTTAGA